GCTCTTCCTTGGATTCGCTATTTCGATCATGGCTTCAAGGGCCCTACCGGTAAGTGGTTCATTGAGAACTCGCTTACCTCTCTCGGACAGAAAGATCCTGTGTCCGAATTCAACTCTCAACTTTGGAATGCTTCAAGCGATGAGAACTCATGGCAGCGTAAGCAAGCCCGTGAGCAGAAGCGCCGTCTCCACTATGTTGCTAACATCTATGTGGTGAAGGATCCTTCTAATCCTGCTAACGAAGGCAAGGTCTTCTTGTACAAGTTCGGCAAGAAGATTTTCGACAAGCTTACCTCAGCTATGAATCCCGAGTATGAAGGCGATAAGCCGCTCAACCCGTTTGATTTCTGGTCTGGTGCTAACTTCAAGCTCCGTTCTAAGATGGTTGCTGGTTATGTCAACTACGACACCTCGTCGTTTGACACTCCTGGTCCGCTTCTTGATGATGACGCCCAGCTTGAGAAGATTTGGAAGTCCGAGTATTCTCTAAAGGAAGTCCTCGATCCGAAGAACTTCAAGTCATATGACGAACTCAAGCGTAAGCTTGAAGACGTTCTTGGCGCAACTCTTGGCACTGCTGAGCCGTCATCTACGGTTGAACAGACCGCAGTTTCTTCTAAGCCTTCTTTTGAACCTGCGAAGCCGCGCAAGTCTGCGGCTGATGAAGTTCCATTTGATACTGAGGATGAAGACCTGAACTACTTCAAGGGTCTTGCTGACGAGTAATAAATACTGGTGATTCCAGTCGGTCGAATGAATTGGGCAGCTTTCGGGCTGCCCTTTTCTTTTATGAGAAGTGCCCATTGACTAGATTGCCACTACTTTCATTATAAAGCTTGGCTCTATTCAATGCTCTCAACTGTGATGGTGATGAAGCTAATGGACCAGAAGACATTGTGTTTACAAAATTTGTATCCGATGTGCTTACTGGCATTGGTTGTTGTGGTCTAGACTGCATAGGTTGATTTTGTGTTTCTGTTCTTTGTGGTTCAGCGGACGCAACTTGAGCCTTTTGGTCTTCCTCTCTTATTGTTGATGGATCAACTCTTAGATCGCCATTGTCGTCCTTAGTATAAAGTTCTCTATCATTACTCATAAACTCAACTTTACCAGTTGTTGTATTGATACCAGCAATATTTTCACCAGGAGTCATTTCTACAGTACCACCAGTTGATAGTGCAGGTGGCGGTGGTGGTGTCTCAACAGGAGTAGGTGAAGGAGGAAGCTGCATATTACTCTGAGCGGCTGTTACAGGATCGGATGCATTTCTTTCAGCTTGAATTCTGGCCAATACGGAAGCGTCATAGTCTTCTCTTTCTTTTGCGCTTAATTGTCCACCCTCTCTAACAAATGGATGTGATGGGTCTAGACCATTATCAAAAGAATATCTACCAGATGAAGTTGATGATCCGCGCACAGATGGATCCACAATCTGATAATGCATAGGATCACCGCGACCAGCAGCATCCGATATCCAAGCGCCGCCCCAAATAAACTTATCATCTGGGTACATTTGCTGACCACGAATGTGCGCGGATCTATATAACATCTCATAATATTTCCAACCAGGACTGTTGCTATTATGAGGAATTAAGTTTCCATCACCATCATATATCTGCACATCCATTGCTAGACCTGCAGGATGGTTCTGTGTTCCTGTTCTTAGTCGGGAATCTTTACCTGAGATAGCTTTAACACTATAACCAGGAGGTAAATCACCAGAAGCAGCATTAATAACATTCTGGAGCTTTGGATTTACCTCATCGATGTTACCTCTCAATACAGAAAACCTCTCCGATGTAGCTGTGACCGTCGCTTCATTGATAGGATGTCTACTTAATTCTTGATTAAATCCTTGAACACCAGCCATTTTAATAGCCTGTTCAATATTCCACTTCTGCTCATTGGATCCTCTATCGTATATCTCAAGCGTCTTGGCATCCAGTTGACTTCTGATTTCCTCAGAAAGAGGTATCAATTCGGCTTTCAAGTCTTCAAGTCTCTTGATATCATCAACCGACGATTCGATTTCTGCAATGTTTGCAAACTTACTAAAGTCATTCATCCAATTGGATTGATATCTCTGTGGAGTTAGACCGCCATTCACAGCCAAAGCTTGAGCGGACATTTGACCTTGAGCATTGCCTGTATACCAGACCAGAGGCACTTTGGATATATCACCGCCATTTTGAGCTAAAATTTCTTTTACATAAGCTTTTGCTACGGCATCTTGAACTGCTGGAGGTGCCCATGCTGCTCTACCATATTCTGTACCAACTCCATATTTTGCTGTAAGAGTTTGCCATGTAGAATCGATAAACTGATAAGCACCAGATGCGCTGGATGATTTACTTTCAATAGCATAATTCCCGCCTGATTCGCGGTGTCTGATAGTAGCTAAAACTTGTCCTTCTTTACCAGTGAGAGTTGTGGATTCTGTTTTAGCTGTAATACCATGTTCTGATAGGATTCTTTCTACTGCCATTTGCTGCGCTGTTTTAGATGGTGCTGCTGAACCACCGGCAGATGCGGGAGAGTATGAACCGCCGCCGCCACTACCAAATGAGGTGCCTCCAGACAAAGCACCTCCAAGGGCTGATGTAGATCCTGAATTGCCTATATCTGGAAGTCTATTACTATAATATCTAGGAAATAGATTAGCTAATTGACCCGGAGTCAAAGAAGACAATAGATCATTAGCTATGCCGCTTTGAGCCACTGCAAATCGATCCGATGGTACCATACGATACATGGTTTTATAATCGACTGTCATACCTTCTAGATTGAATGCCATTTATCTTCTCTGTGCTTTCTTAAATGTTGCTGCTTGGTCACGATTTTTCTGCTCTTGTTCTTTTAGATATTCTTTGAGCAAATCAACGTAAATAAATCTTTCCCAAGGAATCATCCCCTCTAATTCGGTTAGACTATACTTATGGAACTGCATGAGTGCAAAGTTAGTCTTGTAATGATTCATTAGTTTGTCATGGCCAAGCATTACTGAAAAAAACGGGTAAAGTCCGTGTATTTAATCTCATGCTTGAATCCACACTTTGGGCATACACCACCAGATTCAATAGCAAAAGATGGTAAGTTATCCACAAAATTCTCTAGCTTAACGTACTGCTCACTGGTAAGACCTTCAATAAACTCTACCAGTTCTTCCTTTGAGAAGTCCTTGCTTGAATATGTCTTATCACCAGAGGTAATTCGTTCAATACAGCTAGAAATAACTCTAATTTTCTTTTGGAAATTACTCTCATTGCCTGTAATCATCTTCATAATAGAATAAGATGGGTATTTCATCTTAATTTCAATCTTATTTGATAGGCTAATATCCATGCTAATATCATCTTTCTTTTCGATGATGCAATTGGATATATCAATAACAGCTTCAAATACACCACCACATTTGTTGCCATCTATCACATTATTACACACATAGGAAGTCTCAATGTTTTCACCAATGGACTTGGCTCTTAGAGCAATAAACAGGTAGTCCACATCAAAGAATGGTATCTTTTCTAGGTCAAGATCGCCAGACACAATACAATTATTGATCACTTGCTTGGTGGTCTTGATGATATTGTCATTGTCTTTTGATTCGATTGCCATTAATAAAAGCTTTTCTTCTTTTACCAGAAATGGTCTAATTTTAATAGTCTTACCTGTCGATGGTAAGGTTATATCATAAATCGGCACATCAATTTTAGGTATAGTCATATATTTTCATCCTTTATAATTAAATATTACCAGCCACCACCGCCACCGCCACCTCTACCGCCACCTGAAAATCCACTACCACCGCTGCCACTTCCAGGAGGTCTTTGTGAACTGCCATTATCCTTAACTAATTTAAATGTACCTGATTTTGGATCTCGGTTCTTACGAGTCCACTTGGTATACGTAAAAGATATGGCTAGACGTTGAAAATTATCATCTGCCCATGTGACTGGCTGTGGATTAACCAGAACTGGCCAAGCATCATGAAGAGTCCATGCATACGTAGCCAGTGGTTCTGTCTGGCTTGATGTAGCAGCTTGTTCACCGAATTGAAACATATTAATTTCGCACTTATAATTATCTTTATAAGCAAAGTCAAATGTATTGGTTGGATTGATTATTTCCATCCAATCATCAAAGAATTGTCTTTCAAATGAATCCGTACGGCATAGGAATGTCATGGCCGTTTCTTGGTAGTCGGACTGGTATGGTATCTTAAAGCTTGGGCCATAATATCTCATATCTGCCATATCAAAGCCACGACCAGGGAATTCGGCCGATTCGCATAGGTATGTAAATTGTCTCATAAAATCACCATAACCAAGCTTATTTAATGTCGAATT